AAATACTAAACGATACAGGTGCAAAAGCAAAGATTATAAAAAAGTATGTACCCATAATGAATAATCTTATCAATCAGTATTTACAATCTATGGATTTCTTTGTATCATTTAATTTAGACGAAGAGTTTAATGAAACAGTAAAAAGTAGATTTAGAGATAACTTTAACTACAATAGTTTTAGTGAAGGTGAAAAGATGAGAATAGACTTGGCATTGTTGTTTACCTGGAGAGCAATTGCTAAAATGAAAAACTCTACTAATACTAATCTGTTAATATTAGATGAAATATTTGATAGCAGTTTAGACGGACAAGGTACAGATGATTTCTTTAAGATAATAGGAACATTAAAGAACGAAAACATATTTGTAATATCGCATAAGGGTGATATATTATTTGATAAGTTTACAAATATAATTAAGTATGAAAAATATAAAAACTTTACAAGACTGGAGGCAGTATGAAATTAGTATCACCAGACGATCCAATATTAAAACAACCATTACCAACTTTTGATGATTCGCAACTAGAAGACTATGGTTATAAAGACAGACAAAAACTATCTGACGATATGTTTGAATTTATATCAAAGAATGGTGGTATAGGTCTTACTGCTAATCAAATAGGTATGAGATTAAATATGATGGTGATAGGTGGACACCCTAGTATAGAAAATGGTATGAAACTAACGTGTTTTAATCCTGTTATAATAAGCACAAGTGCTGAACAAGTAACTATGAAAGAGGGTTGTTTATCATATCCATTCTTATTTTTTAATATAAAAAGACCTAGAAAAGTGGTGGTTAAATACAGAGATGTAGATGATAAACTACAAGAAGGTCACCTTGACGGATATATGAGTAGAATATTTCAACACGAGTATGATCACACAGAGGGTAGAACTATGCTTGACAATGTTTCAAAATTCAGATATAATCTAGCAATGAAAAAAGCAGAAAAATTAATGAAGAAACATATGAGAGAAATGAAAAATGCCGAGAAAGACAACTAAAACTTATGTTCACGTCAATCAACACGTTATACGAAGTAATAAAAAACATAACAAAAACGAACCAGTTATCACAGTTAAGAAAGGTTCTAAAAACACTTACTGTCACGAAGTCAAAATACTCGGTCCTAGTACCGTGGTTTATGGCGGTAATGATAAACCTCTTCTTTCTTGTGGTGCTAGAGTTGTCATTTCGACTGAATCAGATGTAGAGATTGTCAAATGACATACAAACCATATAAACTACAAGATGTAATAGATGCATCTAATAAAGAACTATTTACAGTCATATCTACATTTGCAGGTGGTGGTGGTTCATCAACAGGTTATAGATTAGCAGGTGCTAAAATACTTGCAATCAATGAGTTTGTTGATTCAGCAGTAGACACATATAAAGCAAACTATCCACAGACACCTGTATTACCTGGCGACATAAAAGAATTGACAGGTGAAGATTTATTAAAAACTGCAGGTGTTCAAAAAGGTGAACTAGATATTTTAGATGGTAGTCCACCTTGTTCTGCATTTAGTATATCAGGTAAAAGAGAAAAGGGTTGGAACTCAACAAAGAAATATTCTGATGACAAACAAGTAGAAAATATAGAAGATTTATTTTTTGAGTACATTAGAATAGCAAATGATATACAAGCAAAGGTTGTTATAGGTGAAAACGTAGCAGGTATTATGGTTGGTGATGCTAAAAAATATTTCAATAGAATCATAAATGCTTTTGATAAAATAGGTTATGAGGCGGTTGGTAAAGTGATGAACGCCGCTGACTTTGGAACACCACAAGCAAGACAAAGATGTTTTTTTGTAGCAGTAAGAAAAGATGTGATGGATACATTAGGGTTAAACTTTATGACAATGGAGGGTGAATTATATCCTAAACCAAATAGCACTCAACCTACGTTAAAAGATGCTATTGATGATTTAGAGAATGATAAAGAAGAAGAACAGATGTTACTTGATTTTGTTCAAGGTTCTTTTCAAAAGAAGTGGATTGAATTGTTACCATTTAATCCAGATAAACATAGAAAACCAAGTGATCCAGAATTTATAGACATAAATCCTAAAAGATCAATGTTTAATATGATTAGACCAGCACCAAACTTACCTTGTCCGACAGTTACACAAGCAGGTCAAAAGAAAGGTTTGTCTGGTGTGTTTCACTATAATAGTAATCGTAAATTAACGATAAAAGAATTAAAAAGAGTTATGGGTTTACCAGATGATTTTAAACTTGAAGGTGACTTTGATCAACAAGCAGAAAGAGTTGGTAGAATGGTAGCACCTCTAATGATGAAAGAGTTATCTGGTACCATATATAAAAATATAATTAAACCATTTAATGATAGATAAATTACTTCAAGATATAGTTGAAAAAGAATGCAAAGATAATGATGTAGCAGTTTTATTATCTGGTGGTGTCGATAGTAATAGTGTTTTATTTACTGCTAATCGTCTAGGTAAAATAGTGCATTGTTATTCTTTTCATTTAGACACAGGTTCATCATATGATTCTATAAAAGCACAAGAAGTATGTAATAAGTTTAATTTTGATTTAACACTAATAGAAGTGCCAACAAATAATTTAGAAAATGATTTTATAACACTTGCTGAAAAGTATAAGTGTCAAAAGAAAACACATTTTGAATGCACGTTTCCATTTATGTATGTGTTTCCAAAAATAAAAGAAAAGTATGTGCTATCTGGTTGGGCGGCAGATGGTCATTTTGGTTTAAGTAAAAAAGCAAGTTTGCATTACAAACACCCCAAAGAAAAGTTTGATAAGTTTAGAAGAGATTATTTTTCTGTAGAAAATCCAGTAGGGGTTAGACAAATAGAAATGTTATGCAAAGAACACAATAAAGTATTATCAGTTCCATATCTAGATAAAAAAGTTTTTGATTATTTCATACAGTTTGACTGGGACACACTCAATAAACCCAAAGAAAAATACGAAGTTAGAAAATGCTTTCCAGAGTTTAATGAGATAAATCTTAAAAATCATTTAAATTTACAATTAATTTCTAGGGTTGACAAAATATTTGAAACCTTGTTAACTAGTGAAAAGATTAATATTGGAAAGAGAAAAAGAGTTATGGATATTTGTAAAGACTGGTATAATGTAAATAAAAACTTAAATAATCCAACTATACTTGAGGACAAGTTATTATGAAATTTACATTTGCACAATCAGAAGAAGGATTTGATAATCACATAGATAAGTCTATTAGAGGTTATGCTGACTTATGGGGTGATGTTGTCAACATTGGTAAATACTTTATAGAAGATGATACTAACGTTGTAGATATAGGTTGTTCTACAGGTAAACTTCAAAAGTCTATGATAAAATTGTATGAAGAACATATACCCAATGCTAAATACGTTGGTGTAGAAATAGAAGAAGACTTTTATAAAGATTATCCTGTTGATGAATTGAAATACTCTAATCTAAAGTATTTTAGAGATGATGTAAGAAACTTTAAATTTACAAACTGTAGTTATGTAACATCTTTATTTACATTACAATTTATGTCACCAAAGTCTAGAAAAGAAGTAATACAAAGTATATACAATGGTTTAAATACAGGTGGTGCATTTGTATTTTCTGAAAAAGTATTTGCACAAAACCCTAGAGTACAAGATATGATGACATTTATGTATTATGATCATAAAAGAAAAAACTTTACAGAAAAAGAAATATTAGATAAAGAAGTCCAGTTAAGACATATGATGAAACCAAACACAAAAAATGAATTGATAAAAATGTGTACTGATGCTGGATTTGAAACACAAACATTTTGGCAAAATTATAACTTTATAGGAGTGATAGCACTTAAATGAAACAATTCTTTATACCAAATACTGTTACAGAATTTAGCAATGAAAATCCATTTGTATTGATAGCAGGTCCTTGTCAAGTTGAAAGTAAAGAACACGCAATACAAATATGTGGTTCATTATTAGAAATATCAATGTTATACAATATACCTTTAGTATATAAATCATCTTTTGATAAAGCAAATAGAACAAGTATCAATTCACAAAGAGGATTAGGTTTAGAAAAGTCTTTACAAGTATTTGAAGAAATACAAAAACAATTTAATGTACCTGTTGTTACAGACGTTCACGAACCAGGTCAATGTAAAGAAGTAGCATCAGTGGTTAATATGTTACAGATACCAGCATTTTTATGTAGACAAACTGATTTACTTGTAGCATCAGCAGAAACACAAAAAACTGTAATGATTAAAAAAGGTCAGTTTATGGCACCTTGGGATATGAAAAATGTCATAGAAAAAATAAGTCATATAAATGATAAGATAGTGTTATGTGAAAGAGGTACAAGTTTTGGTTATAATAGATTAGTTGCTGATATGACTTCTCTACCGATAATGAAAGAAACAGGTTATCCTGTTGTGTTTGATGCAACACATTCAGTACAACAACCAGGTGGTATGGGTGCAACATCTGGAGGTAATCGTGAGTTTGTACCTGTGTTGGCGAGATGTGCTATGACAATAGGTATAGCAGGTATATTTATGGAAGTGCATCAAGATCCAGACAATGCACCAAGTGATGGACCTAATATGTTAAAGTTAGAAGATTTACAAGATTTACTAAAACAGTTATACGACATAGACGAAAGCACGAAAGGTGGGTTTTAATGGATAAAGAGGTCAAAAGAATATATGATGCAGAAATAAATAGACAATCACAAACCATAGAGTTAATAGCATCTGAAAACTTTGCAAGTCAGGCAGTAAAGAAATTATGTGGTTCAGAGTTTACAAATAAGTATGCTGAAGGTTATCCAGGTAAGAGATACTACAATGGTTGTGAGTATATGGATCAAATAGAACAACTTGCAATAGATGAATTAAAAAAGTTATATAACTGTGAATATGCTAACGTGCAACCTCATTGTGGTGCAAATGCAAATACTGCCGTCTATCAAGCATTTTTGAAACCAGGTGATACAATACTTGGTATGGATTTAGCATCAGGTGGTCATTTAAGTCACGGTTCTAAACCTAATATATCAGGTAAAATATATGATGCACATTATTATGGTGTCGATAAAGATGGTTGGTTAGATTACAATGCAATTAAAGAACAAGCAAAGAAACTAAAACCAAAGATGATAGTTGCAGGTGCTAGTGCATACTCTAGACAAATACATTGGTATATCTTCAGAGAGATAGCAGATGAGGTAGGTGCATATCTATTATGTGATATGGCACATTACTCTGGACTAATAGCAGGTGGTAGTTATGATAATCCAGTTCCTCACGCAGACGCAGTTACATCAACTACACATAAAACATTGAGAGGTCCAAGAGGTGGTATAATCTTATGGGATAATGATGAACATACTAAAAAGATAAATTCTGCTATCTTTCCTGGTACACAAGGTGGTCCTTTGATGAATATGATCGCCTCAAAAGCACAAGCATTTAAAGAGGCGAATACAACAGAATTTAGACAATACATTCAAAATGTAATCAATAATGCAAAAGCAATGGCAGAAGTATTCATAGAGAATGATTTTAATGTATTGACAGGTGGTACTGATAGTCATATGATGCTGATAGATTTAAGTGATAAAAAGTATTCTGGTAGAGAATCAGCAGATAAACTAGAAGAAATGGGTATTACAGTCAATAAGAATGGTATACCTAATGATCCTAGAAGTTTTGTAGAAACATCAGGTATTCGTATAGGAACTGCCGCCGAAACAACAAGAGGTAGACCAGCAAGTTGGTTTCGTGATGTTGCTAAAAGAATAATAAACATCATTACACTGTGACATAATTACAACACTTTCAAATAAAATTGGTAAGGGGGTTGAAATATCGCCTTTGAATCACCATATTAATAGTATGACTTGATAAAATTAAATTAATAAAAAAACAAAACTTTTTTGTTGACTTTTCGATAAAACCTTGCTATTATACTAGTATAAGTGATTCGTTAACAAAAAAAGAAAGGACAATACACTATGTTAAATTATGAAATGAACTACTTTTCAAATGTGAAGTTTTACTATGATACGAATAGCATCAGTTCAAAGTATCTCGAAAATCTTTATAAGATTTCTTATAACTTCGTTGATTATAAGATTCGTACCTCGAGTATGCGTGTTTTTGAAAAGAATTTTAAGATGCAAATGCAAAAGTTAATCAATACTTATTTTGATAAGTCTATTCAATCTCAAAACTACATTGTTAAGATTAAGCAAGTAAAGATTGAAAATAATGATGAACAGACGATTTACATTGATAAGACTGTAGATTCTGATGAACTTCTTGTAAATTTACTAAAGAATTCTAGTAACATTGTAAGCATTTTACCAAAGTTTTAGATACTATTGTTAGTGTCTTGACAAAAAAAGTCTTGACACTAACACATTTTTCTGATAACATTACATTTTAACTAATTTGAAAGGGACAATTATGTCAAAACTATATGATGAAAACGTATTCTCCTACTACCAAGAGAGTAATAGCAAAAATCTGATAACAGTAGACAAAGAAACATTATTGAATTTATTAATGATTAAAGATGCTTATATTAATCTAGAGAAAAACTATAATGTAAAAGTAACTAAAGATTTACTTGATGTTAATGATATTGCAATAGTAGAAAGCAATAATATTGCTCAAGCATACGGAAATGACCAATCTATTATAAATGAGTATATGAATTTGTTTGCTACACGAACTTATAATCCTTTTTATGCATTTCCTCCTGTTGTAGTTTCAACAAAACATATGAAAAATATATTAGTGTTGTATGCTACTTTAGGTGGATTTAAGAGAATTAAAGCACTAAAAAGAGCAGTTGAAAAAGGATTGTGTGAAAATAAAATGATACCTGTAATTAAAGTTGATATCGAAGAAACAGATGAAAGAGTGATAAGAGAAATAGAACTAAAAATTAACAGTGTTGAAAATGCTGAAGATTCAGTTAAGAAGATTGAAAAAACAACTAGAGATATAGATTCTATTGCTAACTCTGTAAATGCATATATAAGAGAAGTAAAACTTTTAAATCCTAAAGATGATAATATTCCAGAGAGTGTTTATAGAGATTGTTTGTCTATCTTTGAGTATGATCTACAAAAAAGTAAATATAGTTTACCAGACATAATAACTAGATGTAGAAGAAATGTTGGGTGTAAAGTTCCAGTTTTAAAAAGCACTTCAGAGATGACTGATTTGGCAAGAAATTCATCAAATGTTGAAGATTATTGTAGAGAAAATGGTTTTAAAAAACCTCTTATAGTTGCTTACAATAAGAAAAATGGTGCAATTTCCAATAAAGATTTACCATTGAAGTATTTGAACTCAAAACTAAAAGCAGAAAAAGAAAACTATGATGCAATTTTTTGTATCGTTCAACATACAGGTGTGACATCAAAAGTTGCAAATGAACACAAGAAAAAGTATCTTAATTATGAAAATAGTCAAGAAAGCACTAGTAACAACTTTAAACAAGTTGCTAACAGTAATGTGCCTGTAATTATGGGTGTTTGTTTAGATGATGAAATTACTTTGCAAAGTGAGAATTACAATGCAGAATAGTTTAAATTATTTCAATGCAACAAACCCCAAAGTTATAGGATTGTTAATAGATCAAGATAAATCAATAAGAAATAATGTTTTAAAACTTAAATCGGTAAGAAAGACAATGATCTGGAATAAACCATATCGTGATAAGTGTGTGCAGACAGATGATGTACACGGATTAAGAACAATTTATCACGATATATTCTTTGGTAAAATTAGTGAATGTAAAATATATACAGGTGTTCAAAGTGTTGCAGATTTAGAAAGTAATAATACAAAATCTACTGGAGAACATATTTTTCCTTCGTTTGGGATGGCACCATATTTTTATGATAATGTAAATAATTGGTCTGAAGAGAAGTTTTTAAAAAATGCATTACCATTATGTCTTGTTAGTAAAACAACAAGTCAACAAAACACAGATTTATCAAATCAAAAAAATGTTTTGATACTAGATAAGTATGAAGTCGCAAATATAGAATGTTATTTTTGTGATGAATACTCTTCTCAAATTGGTTTACCTAAATGTATAAAGGATTTATTACCAATAGAGTTAATTGAATATGATAGAAAAAATATCAAAAAAGGGGTTGACATTTGATAAATAATGTATTATATTATATATGTACGCCTTTTAAGGGTACACTTAATAACTTTGCTTAAATTAACAAGGAGGTTTATATGACAAACGCATTAAGTATATTCAATCAATTAAGACCCGTAACAGTAGGATTTGACGATATCTTTGAAGACTTTGGAAAGATGTTTGACGAGAATATATTACGAGGTTCTTATAAACAATCTTACCCACCTTATGATATTGTAAAGGTTACCGATAACAAATACAATATCCAGATTGCTCTAGCAGGATATTCAAAGAAAGATATTGAGGTAAAGGTAGAAGAAAACACTTTATCTGTTAAATCCATCAGAGAATCATCTGCTGAAAAGCAAGAAATAATACATCAAGGCATTTCAAAGAGATACTTTGAAAGACATTTCACCATTGCTGATGATGTAGAAGTGTTAGGTGCAGAACTAAAAGATGGTCTATTGACTGTTTCTTTAGAGAGAATAATACCTGAACACAAAAAAGCAAAGACTATTTTAATTAAATAAATAGTCATAAAGGGGTAGTGTTTGAGAAATACGTTTTACAGATATGTTGACAGAAAAACACTACCCTCATTTTCAAAACCTGATTTTGAAAAGATAGATTTTCGTGTTTGCAAAAGTAATGTTCTTGAAGACGGTAAGTCTTTAGGTAATAGTGATGGTAGAATCTACGTCATTGAAAAGAAAAATGGTTTGTATCGTAAACTGTTTGGACCTCTTATAGATTATATAGAATCTTTAGGTGATATGACAGTATTGTATATACAATATTTAATCACAGAACCTAATAGTAAAATGATCATACATAATGATAGAGATATGATTTATCAGAATAACTCTTGGATAGATGCTGATGCTTGTTCTTTAAATTATTCATACGGAACATTAGACTCGTATTTAGAATTTTTTAAATTAAAATCTGCTCATTATGAAAAAATAGAAAGATTTAGATATATACACAACCAAGAGGATTTTGATAAACCTTATTTGTTTGAAGGTATCAGAGAAAAAGATACCAGTTTAGTTGCAGAGGCAAAATACGATACAAAATATGCAACATTAGTTAATTGTGCAGTTTATCATAGAGCAGTTAACCATTCAAATGTACCAAGATATGTTATACATTTTAGATTAGTTAGAAAAAGTGATCCCAATATTGACATTAAATTTCGTGAGGCAAAAAAGATATTTAAAAGTCATATAGTTGATATTTAGACTTGACAAGATACAAATTTTATTATATAGTGAGTGAATTATGAAATACAATGAAGATAAAATATTATATGAAGTGATAAGTTACATTAAGTCAACTTATAACCAACACTACTCTGATAGTGGTAGTGGTTTTCAAATTCAAGACATATTCAAAGAATTAAATATAGGTCGTGAATTTGCTCAAGCAAATGCTATCAAATATGTGTGTCGTTATGGAAAAAAACACGGTAAGAATAAAATGGATTTATTCAAGGCGATACACTACATTACATTATTATTAAACTATGATAGGAGTGAAGATGAAAGTAAGTAGTCAAACATTATCTGTTCTCAAAAACTTTTCTGAAATTAATGAGAACATTTTAGTAAAACCAGGCAGTACAATTAGAACCATATCTACTTTGAAAAATGTGTTAGCACAAGCAAAAGTAGAAGAGAACTTTGATAAAGAGTTTGGTATATACAAATTACCAGAGTTTCTACGTTCAGTAGAACTGTTTGAAAAACCAGAACTAAACTTTAATGGTGGTCAGTATGTAACTATTAAAGATGAAAAGTATAAGCAACATATTAAATATTTCTTTGCTGATGAGTCTGTATTAGTGACACCATCAAAGTCAATAGAACTACCAGATAGATATGTGACTTTTACATTTACAAAAGAAAAGTTTGAAAGACTAATGAAAGGTGCTAACTCTTTAGCATTACCAGACATAGCATTAAAAGGTGCTGAAGGTAAAATGACTATTACTGCATCTGACAAAAAGAATACTTCTTCAAATGAATATTCTGTTGAGTTAGGTGAAACTGATAAAAACTTTGTAGCATATTTTAGAATGGAAAACTTCAAACAAATTGAAGATGACTATGATGTAGCAATCTCACAAAAAGGTATATCACACTTTATAGGTAAAACTAGACAAGTGCAGTATTGGATTGCTCTTGAAAATGATAGTGTTTTTAATTAATTTGAGGTTTATATTATGGAAGAATTTTTATGGGTCGAGAAGTATCGACCTAAAACAATACAGGATTGTATACTAACAAAAGATTTATCAGATACATTCAAAAAGTTTTCTAACAAAGGTGAGATACCAAATCTACTACTATCTGGCACTGCTGGTACAGGTAAGACCACTGTTGCAAAAGCATTATGTGAAGAAATAAAAGCAGACTACATTGTCATAAATGGTTCTGATGAAGGTAGACAGATTGATACCTTACGAAACAAGATAAAAGATTTTGCATCTACTGTTTCACTAAATGAAACTGCTAAACACAAAGTCGTTATTATTGATGAGGCAGATTATATGAATCCTGAATCTGTTCAACCAGCATTAAGAAACTTTATAGAAACATTTCATAAGAACTGTAGATTTATATTTACTTGTAATTACAAAAACAAAATACTACCTGCTCTGCATAGTCGTTGCACTGTGGTAGATTTTAGAATTGTAAATGGTCAAAAGAAAATACTTGCAGTAAAACTTATGAACAGATTATTCTTTATCTTGAAGAATGAAAAGATAGAGTATGATAAGAAAGTATTATCAGAACTTATAATGAAATACTTTCCTGACTTTAGAAGAACTATAAATGAATTGCAAAGATATTCAGTTAGAGGTAAGATTGATAGTGGCATATTATATAATATGTCAGAAGTTGATATCAAAAATCTAATGGCATCTATCAAAGAAAAAAGATTTAATGATATGCGAAAGTGGGTGGTTACAAATATTGATAAAGAACCAACTCAACTGTTTAGAACCATATATGATAATCTTGAAAAAAGTTTAGATGCTAAATCTGTTCCTCAAGCAATATTAACACTTGCTGGTTATCAATATAAGTCCGCCTTTGTTGCTGATCAAGAAATCAATATGGTTGCTTGTTTAACTGAACTTATGGCAAATTGTAAATTCAAATGAGTTATGAATTAAAAGATTATCTCAATGCTATTAATTTTTCAAAGAAGAACTTACTAGACACAGACGATACAGAATGGGAAAAGAAGTATCCACCTTTTATAATTAATAAGTGTTTATCTATGCATTATGATACCCTAATGCAGGCAAATGAGATGAATGGGTTTCATTTTCTTCCAAAGAAACTACAATTTAATTTTTTCATAAATAGTATCAGAAAGAAAAAAAGATTTGGTGGTAAGTGGTTCAAACCAAGTCAATTGAAAGACTTAGATTATATTAAAGAGTATTATGGTTATAGTAATGAGAAGGCAAAGACCGCTCTGAGTATATTATCTAAAGAACAAATTGAAACTATTAAGAAAAGATTATATAAAGGTGGGAAAAAATGAGTGAATTAAGAAGTGAACAGGTGAACTGGACACCTGGCGATATGTTAGAGGTAACAATCAAACAACCAGATGACTTCCTAAAAATAAGAGAAACATTAACAAGAATAGGTGTTGCTAGTCGTAAAGATAGAACATTATATCAGTCGTGTCATATTTTACATAAACAAGGTAAATATTTCATAACACATTTTAAAGAACTATTTGCACTTGATGGTAAACCAGCAAGTCTAGTGAAGAATGATATAGAAAGAAGAAATACGATTGCAACATTACTATCTGATTGGGAACTTATTGAAATAGTAGATAACAATAAAATTTCAGAGAAAGCACCATTAAGTCAAATTAAGATATTGCATTTCAAAGAAAAAAACGATTGGAACCTATCTGCTAAATATAACATAGGTAAAAGTCAAAGTAATGAGGAATAATGCACATACCCAAATTCAAAGAGTTTATAGGTGAGGCAAAAGATGAAAGATTATTTTGCAAGATATTAATTATTACTGACGAACCTGAAGAGGCAAAAACATTTCATACTGCTGATAGACTAAAACAAGAGGCAGAAAAACTAAAGTTACCATACTATCTGTATAAGTTGTCTGGTGGTTATATGACCTTTGAAGATGGTATTAGAAGATTACATAATAAAAATGATCCAAAAGGTTTTGAAATAACTTCTGATACTGTCGCAGTTATTCGTGGTTCTATTACACGAAAAGATAGTTGGATGGATATTGTATCAACTTTAGAAAAAGATGGTATATGTGTTGTTAATTCAAGACAGTGTATTAGTATCTGTGCTGATAAGTATAGAACATATTTAAAACTTGCTGACTACAGTATTAATCAACCTAATACTGCATTGATAACAGATGCAGAAAAGTCAAAAGAGGCATTTGAGAAGTTAGACACAAAATATCCTATCATATTAAAAACATTAAGAGGCAGTAAAGGTGTTGGTGTTTTATTTGTAGAATCAGAAAGAGGTCTTGATAGTTTATGTCAAGTGCTATACAAACAAGATGAAGATGCTGACCTACTTTTACAAGAGTATATACCTAATGATTATGATGTCAGAGTATTGATATTAGGTGGTAAAGTATTAGCAAATATGAAACGACCAGTTATCGAAGGAGACTTTAGAAGTAATGTATCACAAGGTTCCGAACCAACAAAGATAGATTTAACTGAAGTTGAAATTACAGAGTGTTTAAAGGCGGCAAAAGCAGTTGGTGGATTATGGACTGCCGTTGATTTTATACCTAGCAAAAATAGAGAAAAAGAACCACCTTACATATTAGAAGTAAACTCATCACCTGGTACAGAAGGTATTGAAAAAGCGAGTGGTCAAAATATATCAAAAGAAGTTATTCAGTTTTTTATGAAAGACACTAATAGAATTAAAGTGCCTGATGCTTGTGGTTTCAAAGAGATTGTAACAATAAAACCATTTGGTGAAATAGTTGCAAAGTTTGATACAGGTAATTCAGGTATGTCTGTGATACACGCAGACAAAACAAAAGTCAAGGGTAAAACAATTGCTTGGACTTTAATGGGTAAAACAGTTGTATCACAAATTATAAGAAAAGAAGAAATAAAAGTTGGTGGTTTAAGAGATTATGAAGAAGATAGATATGTGATAAAGTTAGATATGGAATTTGCTGGTACAGTTTACAAAGACATTTTATTTACAATAGATAATAGAGAAGACAGAACTCCTATATTATTAGACCGTGAAACAATGAACAAACTAAACGTTATAGTATCACCTAGAAGAAAATATGTAATGACAACTCATTACGAACTTGACAAATAAATTAAAATAAGATATATTACAGTATGAATTTTTACAAGAATGTGATTGTACACAGAGGCAAACTTCTGATTAGAGGTGTGTTGAATGGTAAAGAGTATCAAGAAAAACTTGACTTCAGTCCCACACTTTATGTATTGTCTAATGAACAAACAGAATACAAAACACTTCAAGGTCAAAACTTAAAACCTATACGACTTAATTCTATTGCTGATGCTAAAAGATTTAAGAAAGAAGTAGAAACACAGAACTCACCAATCTTTGGTTTAGATAGATTTCACTATCAGTATATTGGTCAAGAATATCCTGGTAGAATAGAATGGTCTAGAGAATACATTAAAATATTTACATTAGATATCGAAACAACTTGTGAGGCAGGTTTTCCTGATGTTGAAAACCCAACAGAAGAATTAATTTGTATTACAATTAAAAATCAATCTAACAAACAAATAATTACTTGGGGTGTTGGTGACTTCTATCACGATAGAGATGATGTGACTTATGTAAAATGTAAAAGTGAAAATGAATTGTTAATGCAGTTTATGATGTTCTGGACCAAAAATTATCCTGACGTAATTTCCGGGTGGAATACTAAATTTTTCGATTTACCATATCTAATGAATAGAATAAGACATTTACACGGTGATAAAGTAATCAATAAATTATCGCCTTGGAAACTAATTCAAAGAGATGAAATAGAAGTTAGAGGTAAAGTACAAACTGTTTATAACTTGTATGGTATTGTTATGTTAGATTATCTTGATCTATATAGACAATACATACCACAGAAACCTGAAAGTTATAAACTAGATCACATTGGTGAAATTGAACTAGGTCAAAATAAAAATGAAAACCCTTACGATACATTTAAAGAGTTTTATGAAAAAGATTTTCAAAAGTTTGTAGACTACAATATACAAGATGTTGAACTTGTTGATGCTCTTGAAGATAAGTTACGTCTTATAGATTTAGCATTAACTATTGCGTATGAAAGTAAAGTAAACTATGGTGATATATTTTCACAAGTTAGATTATGGGATACGTTGATTGCAAATCACTTAATGACAAAAAAGATATGTGTTCCACCACGAGAAGATCAAGTAAAAGAAACAAAGTATGTTGGTGCATATGTAAAAGAACCCAAACCTGGTTTATTTAAATGGGTCGTATCATTCGATATTAATTCTCTATACCCACATATTATTATTCAGTATAATATATCACCAGAAAAAATCATAGGTGCAGAGAAAGGATTGTCTGTAGAAAAAATGTTAGAAGGTAAATCTATGTTATCTTATCTAGAAACAGAGGGTGCTTGTATCACCCCAAACGGTGCAAAGTTTAAAACAGATAGTCAAGGTTTCTTACCAGAGATGATGGAAACAATGTATCAAGAACGTGTCATATACAAAAATAAAATGCTTGATGCTAAAAAACAAAAAGAAAAAACAAAAGATGTTAAATTAGATAATGAAATATCACGATATCACAATATTCAATGGGCGAGAAAGATTGCATTAAATAGTGCTTATGGTGCCATTGGTAATCAATACTTTAGATATTATGATGTAAAACAAGCAAGTGGTATTACAACTGCTGGTCAGTTTATTATTCGTTTTATAGAAAATAAAATGAATGAGTATTTAAACAACGTGTTACAAACACAAGGTAAAACTGATTATGTTGTTGCGTCAGATACCGATAGTATATATGTTGTTTTAGATAAACTTGTAGAGAAAACTTGTCAAGGTAAAACCAATGACCAAATATTAAATTTTTTAAATAAAGTATGCGATAGTAAATTAGAACCATACATAGAAAAGTGTTTTGATGAACTAGCAAGATACACTAATGCATACAAAAATGCTATGGTTATGAAACGTGAAGTTATATCCAATAAAGCAATATGGGTTGCAAAGAAAAGATATATGATGAATGTTTTAGATGAAGAGGGTGTTCGTCTTTCTAAACCTAAATTAAAAATTATGGGTATTGAGGCAGTAAAATCTTCAACACCTCAAGTGTGTCGTGGTAAAATTAAAGAGGCGATAAACATTATTATGAATAAAGATGAGAGTGCTTTGCAAAACTTTATTCAAGATTTTAAGCAAGAGTATTTTAAATTATCTGCTGAACAAGTTTCTTTCCCTAGGTCTTGTAATAATCTTAAAAAGTATAGGTCATCTAAAGATATTTTTATCAAAGGGTCACCTATTCACGTTAAGGGTGCTTTGATATATAATTATCAAATACAAAAAATGAAATTGCAAAACAAGTATCCTTACATACAAGAGGGTGATAAGATTAAGTTTGTTAAGTTACTAGAGCAAAATCCATTTAGATTTGATGTTATAAGTTATGTAACTAAATTACCTACAGAATTCAAACTACAGAAATGCATTGATTATGAAGTACAATTTCAAAAGACATTTCTTGATCCTATGCGTTTCATACTTGAGGCAATTGGTTGGTCAGCAGAAAAACAAGCAACACTGGAGGATTTTTTTCAATGATAAAATTATATAATGACGATTGTTTAAAGATAGTAGAAAAATTAGTAGATGAAGGTATACAAGTTGATTCGATTGTAACTGACCCACCATATCATCTGACATCTATTGTAGAAAGATATGGTAAAGAAGGTTCTGCACCAGCAAAAGACAAAGATGGTTTATTTCAAAGACAGTCAAAAGGTTTTATGGGTAAAGAATGGGATGGTGGTGATATTGCGTTTAGAGAAGAAACTTGGGAACTTTTTATGAAAGTATTGAAACCAGGTGGTCATCTACTTGCGTTCTCTAGTAGTCGAACATATCATAGAATGGCAGTTGCGATAGAAGATGCTGGTTTCAGTATTCGTGATCAGATTATGTGGTTATATGGTAGTGGGTTTCCGAAGAGTTTAAATATAGGAAAAGCAGTAGATAAGAAATTAGGTAATAAAAGAGAAGTAATTGGAACTAAAGAATGTGGTTATCAAGTTAGTATTTCTAAAACTAGAAAAGAACAAGGTAATAGACCAAATTTAACTAATGCAACTAAAGAAGTGATTGTCGACAAGGGAGATACAGAATATGAGGGTTGGGGAACTGCATTGAAACCAGCACACGAACCTATCGTTCTTGCAAGAAAACCACTATCCGAAAAATCTATCGTTGCAAATGTACTAAAACATAAAACTGGTGGAATACATATAGATGCGAGTAGAATTGAATACGCAGATGAAAATGATAGAAGTGGGTGGCATAAAACTGGTGGTGGTGGAAAAGGTTATATGGACACAAGTACATTTAAAATAAGAAAGATAACACCAGAGGAAATACAAGAGAGAACAAAGAATGGTAGGTTTCCAGCAAATGTAATGCATAATGGATTAGAAGAAGATTGGGCGAGATACTTCTATTGTGCTAAAGCATCAAAGTCTGAAAAGGGTGATAATCCACACCCAACAGTAAAACCATTAAAGTTAATGAAATACTTATGTAAATTAATTACACCAAAGGGTGGGACAGTATTAGACCCATTTATGGGAAGTGGTTCTACTGGTATAGCATCAAAAGACGAAGGGTTTGAGTTTATAGGTATTGAAAGAGAAAAAGAGTATTTTGAGATTGCAGAAAAAAGAATAAATATAACATCACCTTTAGAGAGTTTTATGAAATGAAATTTAAAAAATTAAAAATGAGAATAAGATTATTTTTATCTATCTTTAAGAAGAGAAGAGAAAAAGGTAATCCTTGGATATATTAGTATGTGGAAATATTGGTGTAAAGCAATCGGTACAAAGGCATTTGACGAGGATAATAAAGCAGATAAAGTAGCAATTATTAGAACTTGCTGGATTATACTGCATATTGTTACTTGCATTGCAATTATATCTAACACATTGAGGCAGTGGTAATTGATAACATTAGGAATCTCAGAGGGGTTTCATAATTCGTCTGTCTGCTATGTAGAGGACGGTGAAATATTGTTTGCTTCAGAATCAGAAAGATATACTGGTAATAAAAATGATAGGTGGGTACCAGGTGACATATTAGATATGTATGAATGTGACAATATGGTTTATTATGAAAAACCATTTAAAAAAAATATTAGAAGACTTTTAGCAGGTCAGTCGTGGGAAAAAACTAGATTTAAATATGATAACTACTACTCACATCATTTATCTCACGCCGGCGCAGGTTATTACACTGCACCATTCGAAGATTGTAATATATTAGTTATAGATGCTATTGGTGAATGGGAAACAATAACAATATGGGACAATCTAAAAAAGATTAGGTCGTGGTCGTATCCATATTCTCTAGGATTATTATATTCAGCAGTAACACAATATTTAGGATTTAAACCAAACGAAGAAGAATATATTGTTATGGGTATGTCAGCATTTGGTGAACCCATTTATAATTATGAATATTTGTTATATGAAAATAATCATAGAGGTATAAAATTTTTAAAAGGTAAACCAGAAGATATCGCCGCCTCAATACAAAAATTATATGAAGATGAGTTGTTAAAATTGGTAAAGATGTGTCCGAAGAAAAACTTAATACTTATGGGTGGTTGTGCTTTAAATTGTGTTGCTAATAGTAAAATCAAAGGTAAGAACATTTGGATTATGCCATCACCCGGTGATGCAGGTAGTTCTTTAGGTGCATCAGCATTGAAACAAGGTAAGATTAATTGGAAACACCCATATTTAGGTTATGATATTAGCAGACATATAAACCCTAAAGAAGTTGTAGATGATTTATTAGAAAATAAAATAGTAGGTGTAGCAAATGGTAGAGCAGAATTTGGACCTAGAGCATTAGGTAATCGTTCTTTATTAGGTGACCCTAGATATGATATCAAAGATACTGTTAACACAATTAAAAGAAGACAAAAGTTTAGACCTTTTGCACCTGCAATATTAGAAGAGTTTGCAGATGAATATTTTGAAGGTCCTATGAATCGTTATATGCAGTTTGTATCAAAAGCAAAACACGACTACAAATCAGTAACTCACGTTGACAATACTGCAAGAGTTCAAATAGTAGAAAAAGATTGTAAATCTGTAATAAGACCTATACTTGAAGAGTTTTATGAAAGAACTAAAGTTCCTATGTTGTTAAATACATCTTTAAATATAAAAGGTAAACCTATGGTAAATACAGAGAAAGATGCTAATAAGTTTACAGAAAGATATAATGTAAATGTCTGGTAAATTATTAATTGTTGGTGATAGTTTTTGTTCTAGATATGTCGAGGATACTAAAAAGTACCACTCAGTAAAGAAAAAACCTTATATATGGAAAGTACCAAAATTCAAATACTGGTTTGATTATTTAGGTGATAAGTTAAATTTAGAACTTCTCAATTTATCTTTTCGTGGTGCTGGTAATCAACAAATATTTGACAATACATTATATGCATTAAATACAAATGACGACATAGAGTTCGCAGTAATTTGTTGGTCAGAGTTTGATAGAATCGATTTACTAAATGGTAGTTCTGAAAATAGAAATTCGGTTCATATCAACTTGTCAAGCACATACACTGATATAAACTCATCTAACACCTATAGAAATCTCTCTAAAAAATATAACTATTTCTTTACAGAAGATAAATTATTTGATGCAATGTGTATGATGGATAAATTTATAAACTATTCCATAACAGTAGATAACTTACTGAAACATAGAAAAATAAAAAATATACAAGCATTTTCAGTTACACCATTTTTATCTATAAAAAAACAAAATAGAATGTCACAGATTAGTTTATTTAACGAGTATTTAAATCACGAGTTATTTGATAAGTTGAATGATGAAAATTTCTTTATGTATCCTGGTGTAAAAGAGTTAGGTGGTGGCAATTTTAATGACCTGACAATAGACAATGAAAATTATGTGTTAAACTCTGAAAAAAATACTAACAAAGAGTTAGCAGATCAAGGGTGGATAATCGACAATCACCCTAACGGAGAGGGTAATAAAGTAATTTTTGATAAATTATTTCGTTTCATACTTGACAAATATAAAAAAATAGTATAGTATGTATATATTGATTCGTTAATTAACAATATGGAGATATTATGTATAGAAAACTAAGCAAAAAAGCAAAGATTATGAACATCTTAAACCGTGGTAGCAGTGTTACTTGGAAACAACTAAAGACAACTTATGGTCTAAAGTCACCAAGAGCAATGATAGATACTATCAGAAGAGATGGTGTTTGTGTTTATGCTAACAAGGACAAGAGAGGTAACACTTTCTATAGAATAGGTAAACCAACAGGTGCTATGTTAAAAGCAGGTGTTGCCAAGATTGGTTCAATGAAGAACGTAACATTTGATAGCATTGTAGCAGAAGGTGTTAGAGAAGTTCTAGGTACCGAGTTTGCTTACAGTAACTAGTTGACATATAATTAATTATATGTTACTATAAAATATGGTTGATTCACTATTTCCTTTCAAGTTTTATCATTACAGTGAGTCAACCATATATTTTTTATTATGAAAGAATTTAATTACAAATTACCATATAAAGAACTAGATTTTACTAATAAATCAATACGACAATTATATAGAATTGGAAGAGGTGAACAAGGTGTTTTATTAGTAAGACCTTACACAGATGATATTTGTAAGTATTGGAAATTTAAAATACCTCCTATAGCAAAAAAATCTGCTCAAAAGATTTACGAAATGTATGCTGACTACAAAGTAAAGAATGATTTTGTAGGTATGGATATGTGTCGTAAGTTTTTAGAAATGGGATTTACAAGAGCAAGAAGATATGCTAATCATAAAGATGGTAAAAAATATAATACAGATGGTACAATCAAACCACAAGAAAAAGATTGGGCGACAAGTAACAAAGCAATATCGGCAACTATATTTAAAGAGTACAGAGATAGGGTTGCAAAAGATTCTAAATATAAAGCAATGAGAAAACATTGGCGTGATTTTGAAAATACTATAGGAGTTTAAATGAATGATTTTTTAAAAGAGATTGTAAAAGATGTGAATAATGATTATGCTAGTTTGGCGAGTGATGGTATTGCAGGTGGTGATGTAACGTCATTTATAGATACAGGTTCATATTCTTTTAATGCTTTATTATCTGGTTCAATATATGGTGGATTACCTGCTAATCGCATTACTGCAATTGCTGGTGAGGCGGCGACAGGTAAAACTTTCTTTGCATTAGGTATCTGTAAAAACTTTTTAGATGCATCACCTGATGCAGGTATAATTTATTTTGAGTCAGAAAATGCTATATCAAAAACTTTGATCGAGAGTAGAGGTGTAGATAGTAAAAGAGTTGTTGTCTATCCTGTTGCAACAGTGCAAGAATTTAGAACACAAGCAGTGCAAATTATAGACAAGTATCTTGCACAACCCGAAGAGAAAAGACAACCAATTATGTTTGTGTTAGATAGTTTAGGTATGTTATCAACCACAAAAGAAATGGAAGATACTGCCGCCGGTAAAGAAACAAGAGATATGACTAGAAGTCAAATTGTTAAATCGGCATTTAGAGTTTTAACATTGAAATTAGGTAAAGCAAATATACCTATGATAATGACTAATCATACTTATGATGTTATTGGTTCAATGTACCCACAAAAAGAAATGGGTGGTGGTTCAGGTCTGAAATATGCCGCCTCATCTATCGTATATCTAGGTAAGAAAAAAGAAAAAGAAGGAACTGAAGTTGTAGGTAATATTATTCATTGTAAAAATTACAAGTCAAGAATTACAAAAGAAAATGCAATGATTGATGTTAGATTAACTTACACTAAAGGTCTTGATAAACATTATGGTTTATTAGAACTTGCTGAAGAGGCAGGTATATTTAAAAAAGTATCAACAAGATATGAATTGCCAAGTGGTGCAAAACTATATGGTAAACAAATATTAAATGAACCAGAAAAACATTTTACAGAAGAGGTATTAGATAAGATAGATGAGTATGCAAAACACAAGTTCTCTTACGGGACTGAATAAAACTTATAAGTTTGTACAAAAACCGGGTGAAGACTTTGCTTGTATTCAACTACTTGGTGGTGAATATGATGGTGTTGTGTATAAACATAACAATATAAAGTTTGCACCTAAACCAAATGAAAATGATGAGATACCTTTGAAGTTTGATTATGATGTATTAGTCAATCCAAATAAAGCAAAGGTAGACACTCAAGAATTTATGCACTATATTGGTGACATACTGTTAGAGGTAGTGCAATATCAACTAGACAATAACACTTTAAAATTTAATGAATAATTATATTACCTTTTACAATGATGTTTTACCTAAAGAATTTTGTGATAGCATCATTCAAAAATATGAAGATGATAATGGTAAAGAACTCATAGAAAATAGTAATATGAGGTTTACTCAATTAAATATTAATACATCTAGTCAATGGCAAAACATAGTAAAAAATTTAATGAGAAATTGTTTTTTACCATTAATAGAAAGGTATAAAAAGGAGTTTAATATAGATCAGTTTCCAAAAGATTATGCCTATGAGCAGTTAAGAATTAAAAAATATATGCCTAATGATTTAGATGAATTTAAATTACACGTTGATGTTGAAGATCACCAAACTGCTAAAAGATTTTTAGTGTTCTTTATTTATTTGAATGATAATGAAAAAGGGTTGACTTGTTTTCCTGATTATGATATAAAAGTACAACCAAAAGCAGGTAGAGTGTTAATGTTTCCACCTTTGTGGACACACAGACATTATGCTGAAAAACCAATAAAAGAACCAAAGTATATTTTAGGTTCTTATTTACATTATGTAGGTGCGTTATGAGTGAAAGAGTAGAACTAACAATATTAAGAAACTTGTTTTTCAATGAAGACTTTACAAGAAAGGTAACACCTTTTATTAAACCAGATTACTTTACAAGTAGAGATGAGAGAATACTATTTGAAGAAGTAGAAAAGTTTATTGTAAAATATAAGAACAGTCCTACTAAAGAGGCGATACTAATTGAACTTGGTAAACGTAAAGATATAAATGATGATGAATGTAAGTCTGTAGAAAATCTTGTCAATGGTTTTAGAAATGAAGAAGTAGATTTACAATGGTTGTTAGATACTACAGAACAATTTTGTAAAGATAGAGCAGTGCATAATGCAGTATTAGATGGTATTAAAATACTTGATAACAAAGATAAGAAAAGAACACCAGAGGCGATACCGTCTATATTATCAGAGGCACTTGCAGTTTCTTTTGATAGTCATATTGGTCACGATTATATTGATGATGCTGAAAGAAGATTTGAGTGGTATCGCACTAAAGAAAAGAAGTATCAGTTTGATTTAAATTATTTCAACAAGATTACTAAAGGTGGTGTTCCTGCTAAAACTTTAAATGTTGCACTTGCTGGTACTGGTGTTGGTAAAAGTTTGTTTATGTGTCACGTTGCGTCATCATATTTAACACAAGGTTATAGTGTTTTATATGTTACATTAGAAATGGCAGAAGAAAAGATTGCTGAAAGAATAGATGCTAACTTATTAGATTTAACTGTTGATGATTTACATACTGTACCAAAACAATTGTATGAAGACAAAGTAAAAAAGATAAACAACAAGACTGCTGGTAAATTAATCATTAAAGAATATCCTACTGCATCAGCACACGCAGGTCATTTTAGAGCATTGATAAATGAATTGTCTTTAAAGAAAGACTTCAAACCTGATGTGGTGTTTATTGATTATCTAAATATTTGTTCAAGTAGTAGATTTAAAGGTGGTAATATATCATCTTATTTTTATATCAAAGCAATTGCTGAAGAGTTAAGAGGTTTAGCAGTTGAGTTTAATGTGCCAATCTTTAGTGCTACACAAACTACAAGAAGTGGTTTTGTGTCTACAGATATTGGTTTAGAAGATACATCTGAAAGTTTTGGTTTACCAGCAACTGCCGATTTTATGTTTGCGTTGATGAGTAATGATGAGTTAGAGTCATTGGGTCAAATGAAAGTTAAACAATTAAAGAACAGATACAATGATCCCAGTCAAAACAAAACATTTGTTATTGGTGTTGACAGAGCAAAGATGAGATTGTATGATGTAGAAAATTCTGCACAGACATTGGTAGATAGTAATATTAATAAAACAGAGGACGCATATGATAAATTTAGTGACTTTAAGTTATGATTAAGTTAAGATATAAAAAAAGAATGAAAAAGAAGGGTAATAAAATAGTATGGCAAATACTTGAAAGACCCACAAATTCTTTAGTAGGCGAGTATTTCTTTGAAGAAGATGCTAAACAAATAGTTGATTTTCAAAATAAAAATCAAGTATGGGCAGTAAATGGTGGTGTTCCAAGTTTTATGGTGATTAAGACGTAAACTTATATAAATAATAGAAACTGAATATATTGTATGGGAAGGTGATTATATTTATGGGACAAATGAGGAATATATGCTTAGTTTCAAAACATTTGCTACGGCAGGTAAGAATTTACATTTAGAACACCTAGAAGATCAGATCATAGATAAAGGTGCTGAAGGTGGTAAACAAGCAGTAGCATTTTTAAAATCCATTAGACAAATGTTACAAGGTGACTCTAGAAGTAGTGTCAATGTAACTGTTAAATGGGACGGAGCACCAGCAGTTTTTGTTGGTACTAATCCAGAAAATGGTAAATTCTTTGTTGGAACTAAATCAGTATTTAATAAAAATCCTAAAATAAACTATTCAATATCAGATATACAAAAAAATCATTCAGGTGGTGTTGTTGATAAGTTGATTGCATCATTTAATGAATTAAAAAGAGTTTTCAAACCAGGTATCATATTACAAGGCGATTTATTATTTACAAAGTCTGA